GAGATCCACGAGAGGTTCAAGCTTGGATCCGTGGATGGTACCTCCAGACACAATCAAGACCTTACCCTTCAAGGCGTCTAAAGGAAGTGTAGGAATAGACTTGGTTGTAGTGATGAGACGACGTCGAAGAGTAGTCAATAGATGCTCTGCAACCAAATCCAATGTCACTGTCTTGAGTGTATGGGGCACAATGGATAAGATGAATGGATCGTCTGAGGGAAAGGCATCATTCACAATGTCAACACACACGGACTCGAACGATACGTTCTCTTCTGCATAGTCGTATCCATCGTTCTGAGGTTTCAAGGCTACAACAGGCTGATCTTGTTCATCGGAATATACATGGACTTCAAGTAGACGGACGCCACGTGCCAATGCAGCTGGAATGTCTTGGTAGACGGATCCGGCGACATAATAATCGCACAGTCTCTTTCGAGCCATCACTACAGGTGCATCTCCTAAGGTTTCATCGTAGAGAAGGTAGACAATGAATAACACCAAAACAATGGTAATCAGCCACTCCATTATTCTACTTCCTATGTTTCTTTCTTAGGCATTGTGAACAACAAATTGCGAAACGCATTGACGACCTCGTCTGGCATTGAGTCGTCCATTGGAAGGTTCATGAGGCACGCGTAATGGAAATACAAGCAATACATTCCACATTCAGAATCCTTGTATTGATGCCGTGTCTTGTTGTAGGTCATTTTCATCCCTTTGGAATGAATTCCAGTGGCGTCCCATTGCTCTTTCCACCGCTTCATCAATGTCTTCACTTCAGTTTCAGGTGAAGTTCCATAGGAATCAAAGTACGTCACTCGAGGATAGTCCAATTCAGGACGAATGTCGCAAAAGACCGCAACCCAATGTTGGCCTGGACCATCGTGTGGGTCTGTATTAATGACAATTCCAATTCGATGTTTTCCCTTGTCGTAAAGAGACTTCAGTTTCATCGAACATAAGGTGCTGACGACACACTTGCGAGTTTCATCTTGTAGATCAAAGTCCATTGGAACTGTGCCTATATACGCATAGTCTGCGAATACGTCCACATAGTTCTTTTCAACTGCATCAATGTCGTCGGACGATAACCATTCTTCACGATTGACTTGCCACTCTTTAGGGGCTTTGGGTCTGCGTAAGAGACTGGACACTATACATTCCGATCGACCGGTCTTGCATTTGGACGCCAGTCGTTTTTGTAAGTCTTTCCAGGTCGCTTCCATGGATCGCTTACATGCGATGGGTCGTTCTTTTGGATGTTCACGGTTGTAGACTGCACAGAGCCGTTTTATCTCAGTTTCATCAAAGAGTGACATCCCTTATTCACTTCGGATACTTTATACGTTAGTAGTAATGGACTTCCCAGAGACAGTCATTCTATCTGTCACGGTACATGGTACAATTTATCCAGAAAACGATACACTCATGCCCACGTTTAAAGTTCCAGAGGGTATGCGAATTAAAAAGATAAGTGCAGTGGCTCCAGGAGTATGCAATGTAACATCCGAGAGTCAAGTTGCTACAATAAACAGAAGTATCCTTTCAGCGTTTAACAATCCAGTACAGTATGAGGATGTGGATTCTAAACTTCCGCCACTCATACAGTCTTTCAAACAGTTAGAAAAGAGTGAAGTCGTACCCATCCTAAAGGATACGAAAAGCACTATCAGTGAAAAAGAAAAAGACTTCATTCATCATACGGATAAAGGATATACTATCAGGGAATATCTAGCCGGACAACCGATACTCCAAAAACGGTATTCTCGATCCGTCGGTGAAGGAATTGACGATGCTAATGATTTTAAAATCACTGCACTGAATGTCGTGGGTCAACCGGATATGCTTTCGTTGGTAATCTCCGGTCGATCAGGGGCAACCACCACTCGAGCCTCTGAAATCGAAGAAGGTCAATATATGGTCCGTCTATCCACATTCGTAGAGTTCTTACAGGAAAGGGGTGTAAAGAACATTGTGTTATTTGATTTTTCATGTTCAGACTTCCCTGGACTGAAACCAGGGGAAACTCGATATCAGCGTAAGATTGCTAGGGAAAATGAATTGAACGGAGGAAAGAAAACGGAAACTCGTCGTAGAAAGAAAAGACTGTATAATGGACACTCTAAAGCCAATACTTACTCGCTACCTAGAAGTCAACAAGCAACTCGCAGACGTAAACACACGCGCAAAAGACCTTCGCGAACACCGACAAACCCTTGAGTTGGATTTAGCCGCTGCATACAATGAAACGACCTCGTTACCTGCAAAGATCGAACTCAATGCATCCAAGATGGTGTTTCAAGTGAAAAAGCCAGGGGAATGGAAAAAGGGGTGGTCGCTTTCAAAGAAGCAACTTCAGAACTACTTACTTGAGATTCTTCCTGAACATGGGGAAGATGTAATGAAAGAGATTATGCGTCGTCATGAGCGCACTTTGATTGCAGAAGAGTATTCGTTCGAATTGAAATCATTACTTGAGTGAGAGATAGGTCCTAGTAGGGGGTGCTTTCTGTGCTTCTCGAACTTGTCGGAGCATCTCTTGCAGCTGTTGAAGGTCTTTTTCCAATGTTTGAAGATTTGTCTCTACCATGAACCCTGTATGGATTCTCGCGATACACGGCGCCATCTCTCGATGGGCACGAACGACACGGGCAGTGAGCGTGATCAAAGCTTTTTCCATCAATCTATGATGTTCATGCAAGATATTTTTAAGTGCCAGTATACAAATGGACCTCAACGTAATTGTCCCAGTGCTTCTTTTCATTCTGTTATCCCCTGGCGTGCTGTTGTCGCTCCCTCCAGGTTCATCGCACATCGTTCAAGTCGCAACCCATGCAGTTGTCTTTGGTGCGATCTACACCACCTTGCGCATGGTGTTTCCTCAATATTATTAAAACGGAACTAAATCAAGCCAGGAGATAGAGTGTAATGGATACCTATAGTCCCTATAATTCTGCAAATAGAGTCTTTACTGAAAAAGACATTCATTCAATTCTTCACAAGCATGGGCTGCCTCACTATAGGGTGGGCAACCCACGCATGTTTCAAACGGCCATGGTCCATACAACCTATGTTCGAAGAACTGACTATACTACACCCGATGGTCGTCTCGCCCACTTAGCACCGTGTCCACCAGGTGTGATGCCCCTTCAGGACGAATCGTATGAATGTTTGGAATTTGAAGGAGATTCGGTCTTGGGTGTGTGTATTGCCACGTATCTTCGCAAGAAGTATCCTGAGAAGAAGCAGGGGTTTCTAACCGATGCACGTAAAGAGCTTGTGAACAATGAGCGAATTGGTCAATTGTCTAAACAGATTGGATTGGATCGGTATTACATCATTAGTCGACATAACGAAGAATCACCTGCAATCGCAGGACGTACCAATACGAAGAAACTTGGGGATATCTTTGAAGCCTTCATTGGTGCATTGTGGACAGACTGTGGAAATCGGTTTGCGGTCGTGTATGCCTTTGTAACGAATGTGATGGAGACCTATGTTGAGATTGAAGAAGTTGTAACGGGTGCAACCAACTACAAAGACTTGTTTCAGAAATACTGTCAACGTGATCTGAAATGTACACCGACCTACGAGATGTTATCCAATGATCCTAAGAAGAATGAAATCCGAGTTGCAGTCTGTGATGCGAACGGAAAGCACTTAGCCTACGGAAGTGGAAGTACACGCAAAAAGGCTGAACAGTTAGCTGCTAAGCAAGCCCTTACATCAGTTTCTGCGTAGTCAAGCGTCCCTTGCGGTAGCGTTTCAATGTACGTCCTCGTGTCTGTAGGACCGACTTGGTGCAAATCGCAATCGCTGCAGATTCCTTATTGGATCCCTTACGTGCTTTGACTGTTTTTCGCACGCTCTTGATACATTTATCAAACTTGGAGGAAATACGCGTTTTCATTACTTATCGTCGAGAGTTTCTTCGAGTTCCACCTCGTCGAGGACCGAGCTTTGCAAGTACTGCAATGTCTTGAACTTTCTTTCGTAACTCATCCACTTCTTGATCGCAGGCTGCAATGTCTTTACGAAGTTCAGCCACTTGTTGATTTGGAGCGGACTCACTCACGTACATGGACTTGGGGATTGATTTAGGTGGTGGGGCAGCCACAGGCGGTGGAACCACAGGAGGTGGAACCACAGGAACTGACTTGAGTTTCTTCGACTTAACCTTTCGTGTCCTTTTGGGCTTAACTGCAATCACAGGAGCAACCGCAGGCGCAACCACGGGCGGTGGAACCACAGGCGGTGGAACCACAGGCGCAACCATGGGTGAAATCGCAGGAGGTGGGGGTGGAACCACAGGTGGAACCACAGGAGGGGGAACCACTTTTGCTTTCCGAGTCTTCTTGGGCTTCGAATTCACCTTTCGAGTCTTTGTGACTTTGACTGGTGGAGGAGGTAACACAGCTGGTGGAATCACAGAAGTCGATACGAACGCAAGAGGAATGATTTCACGCAGACGCACGGAGAAGTCTCCGTCTTTCTGTGCTACAATACGAACAAATGCAGACAAGAACTTGTCGACTGCATCTTTGGTGATAAGACTTTCGTATTCAGACGTTCCTATCAATGCCAATGTATCCCAGGATCGAGTGAGAACCATCTGTAGTTTCTTTTTTCCAGGTTTCGTAGTTTGATTGATAAGTCCTTGGAAGTAACCGCTATTGTCGAGAATGGGTATGATGTAGCGATATTCAGCTCGATTCTTCAATGCACTTGTGCGTTTGGCCCACTCCAAATAGTCCTTGAGCACTTTCTCGTTACGACTGTCGAAGGAACGTCCCCAATCGTGGGCGACCAACTTATCGTTCATGAACGCAATGTTTGCGCCATGTAAGTCGGTGTGCATGAGTCCATACTCATTCAGATAACTCATCGCAGTTGCGAGCAACATCATGTAGGTTGGAAACTTCACTTTGAAGTCAGGAGTGACCTGAAGTCGCCAAAAATCCTTTCCCTGTTTAGGCGTGATCAGATTCACAAGTTGTCCACTCGCAAGGTCTTTGACTTTACAGGATTGTTGTTCGTCTTCAGGCTTGAATTTAGGCGTACACGAATCGGTCGCAAAGTTCACATAGTCTCGAATGGATGGAAAGACCGGTTCGACATCTTGTATCACTTTTTGAAGAAATGCTTGCTTCTCGCGTTCACCTGACCTAACCGACACAATGCGTGAGACTTTGTTTTGGACGTCGATGGATGGATTCGGAGGATCACAACTCACCGGAGGGTCATAGACACAGGTGTCCGCACCATTCGCAAGAAACTTGCCACCATACATTGTCTTTATGGAACACTTTGTTCCGCGGACGCTGTTGAAGTAGAATTTATCCTCTGAGAGTATAAAC